CGACGCCACTGCTACATAGGTGGAACCTTCGACTCGGACTCCATACTGCGGACTGTTCGTCTGGGTGCCGTCGTCGTCCACGCCGGGGTAACAAGTGACGTTTCCGACGATGACCGGCATCGTCGCAGCAGCGACCTTGAGCCCTGCGTATCCGCCACCACCAGCACCGAGGTTGCGTCCATCGCGGCGAGTGTGAAGGTTTTCGAACTGGAGCGGTGCGTTACCGGTTGCGTCAACAAGAACGCCGTTCTTGCCATTTCGGTCGGTCGAGCAGTCGCCGAAAAGCATTCCGCCCGAACCTGTTCCGGTGGCCCAGTCACCGCTGACGTGGAACCCGTGACCAGTGTTCCATTCAGCTCGGCAACCGATCGCCTGCGAGTTGGCCGCGTTGGCGATGTAGAACCCATCGTCTCCACAGCCGATCGTCTGGCAGTCGACCAAGGTGATGTCGGTCATGCGTTCTACAGTGAGCCCACGCCATCCGGCCTTGTCGATCAGCACTCGGTGGAGCCGCCAGCTGTACGGGTAGAACCCGGCGTTTACTCCGGTTCGGATTCCGGCCCCGGTGACTCGACGGATCGTCACGTCTCGGAGGCCGACGTTCTGAACGTTGCCATCGGCGGATATACCGTCAATGCTCGGAGTAGCCAGATCCGAACCGTCGATCATCAGGTTGAGGACGCGCTGTTCCCCAGAGATGTCGGAGTATCCACCCGTGGCTGCATCAAGGAACTTGATCACAGCGGTGCCGAGGAACGTCGGCATGGGGCGGATATAACCGGGAGGATCGGTGAGATCGACAACGTACATGAGGCTGGTTCGCGAACCGGCGAGAGTCACTCCGGGAGGAACCACCAGTGAGTCACTGGTGCGGTACACACCCGGAGGCATTTCGACGACCCCACCCGGCGGGCAAGAATCGAGGGCCAACTGAATCGCCGCGGTGTCGTCGGTGACGTTGTCGCCCATGGCGCCGTAGTTCTTGACGTTCAGGCCGTTGACTACCGTGCCCGCGTTGATCGGGGCGCCGGCGTACGTAGTGAGAATCAGATCCCCGGACGCGTTGATCGAACCGTTGGTGACCATGGTGTCGCGGATTTCGTAGACTTTGGCCGCGGTCATTCCGGTTACAGTGGGCATGAGCCCTCCTTTCTATGCCGAAGTGAGTGTGAAAGTGTCCTCGTCGATGATCACTGCCGCAGGCGAAGTGATCTGCCATACTTCGCTGTTCACGATCTGGATTACCGAACTGGGCCCTGTCGCGGTGTACGTCCCATCGCCGTTCACGACGATCACGAGGTCAAACAGCTCTTCGTACATTTCGGTGAGTTCGGTGAGACTGAGAAGTCTGGGTGTCGCAACGTCACTTCCGTAAAGAGCATCTTCGACAGCTTGAAGTACCACGACGTCCGTAGATCGAGAGTCGATGATGACATGCGCCGTGCGTTTGTACCCAGCCATCGCCGGCGGCCTGGTTGTGATGGACCAGCCGAAAGTCGTTGGTTCTGTACTTGTGCTTGTAGTGGCGTACGTCTTCTGGGTCGGGGCTGCCAGAGCGTTGTACACGATGTGGATTTGGTATCCGTGTCCATCGCCTTCGGTGTCGTTCCCCACCATGGTTCGGTATGAGAACCCGAACTGCTTCCTTCGCTGATGAGTGACGAACAGCCCAGTTCGAACTTGGGCAGTTCCATCGCACAGAGCAAACTCGGGCGGGTAAGTGAAGGCGTTGATGGTAGCTTCGAACTCCTCAGCGGATGACACCATCGAATACTTGACGCCGTCGATGTAGTACGATTTCGTTTCGCCGCCGCTAGGAGTTTCATCGACTGACGACAGACCAACCCACGGGACTCCCGGTTGCGCCCCGACATACAACACACCCCGGTCGATGCCAGTCTCATACTCCCGAGATCCAGGAGTACTCCAGTCAAGCCTTGCCACTTAGGTACCTCCTCTCATCCGCGAGTTCCGTGTTTTGCCATGCGTTCAGCGTTGAGTCGCTGGCGCTCGGCGATCTGTTGGTGCCGATTCATCTTCTTCGGCGGCTTGTTCTTCTCGTTGCAGACCCGAATCAGTGTCAGCAGCTTGTTCAGGTGCCAGTGTTCGGCTTCGAGCCAGACGTTGTAGTGGATCATCCAGTGATAGATGACCTCCGCGGTGATGACCTCATGGCTGGGACGTTGGTTCTGCTCTTCACGGAACCAAGTCGCAGTCATCTTCGCGTTGATGTACTTGTTGATCTCCTCGAAGTTCTCCTTGGAAAGTCTGGCGAAAATCTCCGCGGGAGTTTTGGGGTCGACACTCATCATGATGATGTAGGCAAGCGTCTCTTCCGGAGACTTGTCGTCCGATCCAAGGAAAGGCTTCTCGAAAGATTGCTCCCATTTTGACACGGAGGCCAAGGAGTGTTCGAGATCGAGTGAGAACGACTCGCTGACTTCGAACATCTGCGTGTCGTCGTTGAACGCTTCCGCCAACGGAACACTGATCGTAAGCAAACCTTGGCCTCCTTCCTGTCAGACCGGGATCAGAAGTCGCCCTTGAGCCAGTCGGTGTCGATGTTGGGCGGGAACTTGTAGCCGACGTTCGGACGAGCCTCGACGATCTTGTTCGAAGTCAGGACCAGCGGGCCGGCGGCCTGCGCGACGTCGTCGATGTAGTACGTGACGCCTGCGATCGTCGGGATGGTCAGGGTGTCGGTCGCGTTGTCGTAGGCCGGCTCGGTCGGAGTGGCCGTCAGCGTGGCGCTGGTGAACATCGCGATGACCGCCGCCGGGGCGGGCAGGGACGGGTCGTCGCCCGAGGTGCCGTAGAGGAACTCCTTCAGGGTGGCAACCGCCGCCGGAGTCTCCTTGGTGGTGTCGATGGTGATCGTGGCCGACGGCTTGTAGGTGACGCTGTTGACCGTGCCGACATCGACCGGGGTGGTCGTCAGCTCCCACGAGAACGTCGCCGCCTCCGGCGAGTCGTTGACCGTGGTGTACGCCTTCTCGGACGGGTTGGCCGTGGCGCCGTAGATGAGGTGAATCTTCTCGCCGGCGTCCGGGTTCAGGTCGTTGCCGACCTTGGTGACGTAGGACATGCCGAAGGTGGCGCGACCCTGCTGGCCCAGCGCGACGCCGGGGGTGGGGGACGCGGCACCGTCGAGCGCCTGGATGGCCTCGACCGGGTACGTGAATGCCTCGACCGTGGCGCCGAACTCCTCGGCGGAACGGAGGCTCGCGTAGACGCGGTTGTCCGCGTACTGCTTGTTGACCTCGGCACCCGAAGGCGACTCGGTGACGGAGACGAGGCCGTTCCAGGCCACGCCGTTGTCGTAGACGCCGGCTCCGTTGACGGTGTAGAAGACGCCCTTCTCGACGCCGTTCTCGTACACCTTCTCGCCGGTCTGGTCCCAACTCAGGACAGACATTTGTTACTCCCCTTCAGAAGTACAGGTTGAAGACGTCGTGGTGCAGCCCGTTAGCTGCGTAGTTGCGGTTGAACAAACACATGGGCTGCAAGGCGATCTTCCCCGGGATCTCACTATCAGGGTCCCGGTCGATCACGGTCACCATGTACCGCTGGGTGTAGGCATACGGCTTGTTGCCAGCGAACCGAGTATCCGCGTCGTCCCGCTTGTAGACGATGCACGGATAGCTCATCTTCACATCAGCCGGAGGCTGGAAGTATACGTTAGGCGTAATACCCAGCAACACATCATGGAGTTGCAGGCGTCGGCCCATTGTAGACACCTCCCAGCCTCAAGAGCAGACGGGGATTCTGCACTTCAACTTCTGTGACTTTCCACAGAGTCCCCATCCACGACACATAGCGAATGGCAAAGAAGTTTTCGTTGGCGTATGGGTCCGCAACGATGCTGATCAAGTTATTCACCGAGAGATCGTCATTTACACTCTCTCCCGCCTGAAGTCTCCGCGTGTTCCGCTGAATATCGCCGGTGTACTCACGTTCGACGATGACCTCGGTCCAAACTCCAGGTGCTGTCTCAACTGTTGTGGGGCCGTAACCTACCTTTCCGTAGTACTTTGCCATTGCCGGTGCCTACGCTCAGGCGGCCGGACGCTTGAACGTCCAGTTGGTGTCCGCGTTGGTCGCGAAGTAGTAGCCGGACGCCGGGACGGCGTAGACGACCTTCGACGCGCCGGCAGCGAGAGCCGTCTGCGCACCCGCGGTCATGGTGGCGCCAGTGGGCGAGCCGTCCTTGTAGACGACACCGGTCTTGGCCGGGATCGTGATGACGCCGGTGGAGGCGACGAAGGTCGGCTTGTCGGGGGCGACCAGGACGTTGGCCGCGGCGGTCTTGCGGATGACCTGCGCGGACTTGATCTTGGTGAGAGCGCCCGACAGACGCGCCTCCATGAGGTACTTGTACTGGTTGTAGTCGATGTCGAAGTCGTCGAAGCGGGTCAGCTCGCCGCCGCGGTCCGTGCCGACGGTGTAGTCGGACAGGTTGACGAGAACGCCGACCAGGTCGCCCTGGCCCTCCATCGCCTCGACGGGGACGATCGACTCGACACGCAGAGCCGCGGCCAGGTCCGCCTCGGACGGGTACAGCCGACGGTTGGAGTTGGCCTCGTCCTTGAGGAGAAGCATCTCGGTGAGGTTCTGCTCGGTGGTGAACAGAGTCGGCCGGCCGGTGCCCTTGTAGAAGCGGCGGGCGCGGAGGACGGTCTCGATGACCTCCATGTACGAGGAGCTCGCGTCGTCGATGTTGACCCACACCGTGGTCATGTACAGCTCGTGCTCGTTGGTGATCGAGCGGATGCCGTCGCCGGAGGCCGAAGCCATCGGGTCGGCGATGTGGTCCGGGTCCGAGACGTCGCGGCCGTCGCCGAAGAGGATCGCACGCGCGATCTCCTCCTCGATCATGAGCCGGATCTCGCCCCACAGCCAGGCGACGATGTCGAAGTCGGTGACGTCGAGGATGTCGTCGCGGTCGAGCTTCTGCTTCTTGTAGATCGTGGTGGGCCCGGTCTTCCGGGACGTGACCGCGAACCACTCTTCCTTCTTGTACGAGCCGGTGATGTAGCCCTTGGCCCGCGCCTCGTCCTGGGTGATGTCCGCGACGAGGGTCTTGATGCGGGAGAACGGCCGGCGGTCGACACCGTTGAGGACGCTCGCGACCCACTCGGTCCGGCGCTTGTTCCACTCGGGCGTGGCGGAGATCGCCTTGGCGTCCGGGAACAGGATCTCGATGTTCTCGACACCGTGCTCCAGAGACGCCTCTTCCAGCGCCTCCTTGAGCGAACCCAGCTTGACGGCCTTCTTGGCGATGGCCTTGAACTCGGAGTGGGTGAGGGCCTTCTTGCCGTCCGGGATGGTGCCGGTCGCGGACTGGTCGAACACGTTGCGCGTCATAGCGCCGGTTCCTTCCTGGTGGTCGAGGTTGCCCTCGTC